ATCAAATCGTCAACACTACGGAACCCGTTCTGTAGATGGCTATGCCGCCCCACTCAAACTATTGGTTTAGGAAATTCCTGGATCATCAGTATAGCTGGGAGGATATACTCTTTATATCCCATTTCATAGCGTGCTGTTTATACTTAGCTGGGACGTTTGTATAATCTTCACCACTAGTTATGTCAACACTTATTTTGTTAATAAGTACCTTTTGTACCGAGCAAGCCCAGTACAATTGGTTTATCTAAGACCCATGATATGTTGGCTTTCATACCATATCGGGCATTAGGCAAGCTCTATATAATATTTAAAAAAATGAAACATTACACAGAGAACTTATTTACAAAACTGCGTCGTCCAAAGCTGCAACCTAAAGCATGGATTAAACTCAATGAGCTTAATAAATACGTTAAGGTTACGGTCTGGTTAACCAGTAATGTAGCATCTCTAGATGATTTAATGACGTTCATGGCACACATAAAACGTTTGGTTACTAAAGGTGGATGAAACTTCTGTTTCCTCTACCTGAAGGAAGCCCAACGGCTTTTAGTGCGTGCTATGAGTGGATCTCCAGAGCCCAAGGAAACACGTAAAAATGTTATCTTGGTCGCTAGAGATAGTCATGGTCTCCCAAGGATAATTCCTATAAACCTGCGATCGATTTTGATCGAGTTTAAAAAGAACCAATCCTTGGTAAGGACATTACTGACAATTCTTTCTGTCTACAGGGTATTCCCTACAAAGCCCAAGCCTAAATTATCAACCATTACCGATCCCTTTACGGGGGTAAGTAGTGAATTGGTTAACCTGGAAGAAGCTGTGCAGGAAGTACTAGGTAGATCAAAGATCAAACTGAATAGCCCTAAGCTAATAAAATTAGAGACAGCAGGACCTAACGCATCTAAAAGCGCGTGAAGTTCTGGTATCGACACTTTAGCATTTATACATTACCCCGCGGAGTTTTTATCCTTCGCACGGTACTGCATTTATAATAAAGCTAGATTGTATCTAATTTGAGCGTGCTTCCTTATCTTAATTGCCATCTTACCTTATACTCTATTATTAGTATTTGGTCAGATTAAGCCCTTAAAATTAGGAAAGTTAGGTATAGTTTTAGATCAAGCGGGTAAAGCTAGGATCATAGCAATATGTTCCTACTGAATCCAATTGGTTCTAAAACCTCTACACAACGCCCTGTTTAGTAGATTACGGCAACTCATTACAGACGGGACTTTTGATCAGCATGCACCTCTTGACCGGTTGGTTAAGATGTACGATGGAAACCATAAGTTCAGCTGTTTTGATTTGTCAGCGGCGACGGATAGATTGCCTATTCGTGTCCAGCGTGATATCCTGAATATAGCTGTGTATAAAGGGTTCGGGGACCTGTGGGCCTCCTTACTCAATATACCATGGTTATATAAGGGAAATTACGTTAGATACGCAGTGGGACAACCTATGGGTGCCTATTCATCTTGAGGTATGCTAGCGATTACACATCACGTGATAGTAAGATACGCAGCACTGAAATGCGGTATAAGGGGTTTTACCTCCTATGCTGTACTAGGTGATGATATTGTAATATTACATGATGAGGTAGCAAAAGTGTACCTTA